GGGACCTTGACTTCCTTCTGGAGTTCGTAGAACCGGCCGATCGGCTGTGCAGCCATGATTTGCCTCCCCGGCAATTGAGTTCCCCGGCAGGATGGAGCCGCCCGCGCCTGCCGGGGAGGGGCGCGGACGGCGTCGAGGGGTTACGAGACGGTGACCGCGCAGGTGTCGGTGACACCGACCTTGAGGGTCGCGGTGACCGTCGAGGTGCCGGTAGCGACAGCAGTGACGTAGCCGCCCGTCGACACGGTCGCCTTCGCGGGCGTGCCCGAGACGAACGTGCAATCCGCAGTCCTGTTCACGCCGTTGTTGTCGATCACGGTCAACTGAACGCCGTCGAGTGCAGCCAGGGTGGCCGTCGCGGGCGACACGGAGATCGAGGTAGCCGGGGCCAGGAATCCCGCCTCGGCGGCGAGCGGCTTCCAGCCCGGGCCCGCCATCGTGATCCTGGTGGCGTAGCCCAACGTCTTGTGCCGAAGGAACTGCAACGTCACCGGATACATGGCGATGCCGTCATCATTGAAGGTGACGTCGCCGCTCTTGGAGAGCGTGGCGCGTCCCGAGTCGAGGATGGTGTAGATCTCGGCGTCCTGCTCGCCGTCGAACCCGACCATCACCAGCGAGTATTCGACGTTGAACGCAGACTCGGAGATGACCAGGTGGGTTTCGCCGCTGGCCGGGTCTGCGGTGACGTCGGTGAAGTCCTGCCCCCAGTAGACGCCGAGGGTGGTCGCCGAGGTCTGCTGCATCGTGAAATCGACCGTGGTGTCACGATTTTTGCGGATGATGCGGGTCGGGCCCTGCTCGCCATAGGTCTCGACCGGGGTCGAGTTGATGGCGGTCGCGAGCTTCGTTCCCGCTTTTTTGTCCAAATTTCCGACCGGGATGTAGGCGGCGGCGAGGTCCTGGATGGTGCCGGAGGCGTCGGTGAAGTTGGTCGGGATAGCGGTGTTCTTCGGGGCGAGGAAGATCGCCCAGTCCAGGACCCCGATCTCGAGATCGGGGTTGCCCTGCCGGACGTCGGTGGCGAAATCGGCCATTGTGCTTTCTCCTTCGGGAGTCGCCCGGATATGGGCATCGCCGTACGCCGCACGTCCCCGGAACGCGCGGTGGAGCGAAAACGATTGGTTAGGTGAGAGACTCGCGGATCTTCTGGTAGTCCGGTCCGCCGCGAGGTTTGCGGCACGTGACCCGGAAGTTCAACTGGGTGAACCGTTTTTCCGGGTTGAGTTCCGCGAATTGCGCCGGTCCGACCATTTCGCTAACGGTGTCGATCAGCGTCTTCGATCCGTCTGTGCGGGTAACAGTTCCGCCGTCATGAAAGCTGAGGAGCATCTGGCGGCAGTATTCGAGCAGCTTCCAGGAGTCCTCGCGCGAGTCTGCGACTACCGCGACCTGGACCATGGCGGGATCGACCTTGATGTCGGCGTCCGCCGCACCGCCCGCACGGAACACTCGCACCACCGGAAGGCGATCCGAGTAATCGTTCGGGAGGACAGTGCACACATACGGCCGCCGCGGCGTCGCGCCGTCGAGGACCGGATCGCCATCCGCGTCGAGGACGTCGACCAGATCCAGGAATGGCTTGAGCAAGTCCATGACGACCAGCTCCCGGTCAGGAAACCCGCCCTCATACCAGTTCGGCATGTCCAGGCTCATGCCGTGGCCACCAGATCAAGGATCAGGTTGAGATCGTGCGCGCCGGGCAATGCATGATCCGGGTTGGTGCGGCCGGTGCCGAACTCGTGAGACGCCGCGTACGGGGCGACATTGTCGCCGACCGACATGACGGCCACCCACCGGTCACCCTCGATGTCGGTATCCACCGCCGCCGAAAACGCCAGCTGCCCGGTGCGTTTCGCCACGAACACGTGATAGAGGGATTGGTAGAGTTCGCCAGCCTCAGTGAGGATTCCTCGACATAATTCGCCGCGCAACCACTCGGTGATGAACGGATTCGGTCGAGGGATGTCGATGTCTTCCATCACGTCACCCCTTTGACCTCGAAGAACTTGAAACCGAACTTGCGCCTCGTGAGCGGATGCGCCTCGCCCCACCGAGCACGGCCCGTGATGGTGAACTTCTCCCCGCCGGGCGATTTCGGTCGATCGGTCACCTGGACATCAGCACCCGACGGCACCGCGAGAACCCCGTCGAACTCGATGGAGCTGCGGCCGAAATCCTTCTCGACCTCCGACGACGTCCAATACAGGCAGCCGGGAACTGTGAACGTCGTTCCCGGCAGGCGGTCGCCCGTACGGTCCTCGGCGCCAGGCCGGGCGAAGGTCCACGTCTTGCCGCGCCACACGTCAGGACCCCTGATAGTGGTCGGCCTCGGCGAACCCGGGATCACCGGATGCGTAGTAGGCGATGGGGTCCGATCCCGGGCGGGTGTCGTTGACGAACCCGGTCTCGTAGTCGCTGTCACCACGGGTCGTCGACAGAGTCCACACGCCCACCCGGGGGCGGGCCTTGTGCAGGATTTTCAGCTCCGACGGCGTGAATATCCCGTTGGTGACCGTTGCCGACGCGCGGGACGCCGACATCGGCCCCATCGTCTCGTAGATGAACCCCTCAGGATTCTCGTACGCCCGCCGCGCCGCCGAGAGCACGACCACGACCACCGCGGCCGGAACGCCCGCCGGAGCGGTCGCCCATTCCTGCTCGGCCTCGACGCGTGCCAGTGCCGAGACATCGCTGAGGGCCGCTTCTGCCCGCGCGAGGTCGTCGCCCGTGAGCGTCTCCCCCAAGCGGATCTGGAGTGCGGACACCTCAGCGAGGTTCGGCAGGCTCATCAGGAGACCGTGATCGCGCAGGTGTCGGTGACGGTGCTGCCACCATGCAGCGGCTGGTAGGTCGCCGTGATGGTGGAAGTGCCCGCGGCGACACCGGTGACCAGGCCCGCCGAGTTCACGGTGGCCTTGGAGGTCGCCGAGGACGCGTAGGTCGCGGTCGAGGTGACGTCGAACCCGTTGCTGTCGGTCACCTTCAGCTGACGAGTGCCGGTACCGACGATGGTCGCCGACGACGGAGTGACGTCGATCGAGGTCACCTTCAGCAGCAGCCGGACGGCCCGGACGAACCCGTCGCCCGGATCCGCCACGTGGGCGTACCCGGCGTAGGAGTTGACCACCGAACGGTCGGTGAGGGTCTGCGCGTCGTAGTCACGGATCCAGCGCATCGCCAACTGGCCGAACGACTCGCTCGCACCGAAGGGGACGCCAGCGGGGACGACCGGGGCGCGGTTGGCGAAGATGAACGCCGACCGATGGAAGAGATAGGCCTCGCCGTCACGCAGAGCGTTGGAGGTGACGAACTCGGTGGTACCGATGCGGCCGATCGTGGCATCGCGCACTGCCGAGTTGTTCGCGTCGCCGGAGTGGTCGTAGCGGTTGAACTGCGGATCCTTGAGCAGGGCTGCCTCGAAGCCCGCGCCGCCGACGAACAGGCGATCGCCCATCGCCACATCGGCCTTGTTCAGCGCCTTGCGACCGTCGACGTAGCCGTTCCAGGTGCCGCCGTCTGTCGAGGCATCCACCCAGACGGTGGTTTCGTAGGTGGCGGACTGCATCTCCTCGGCAATGCCGGCTTCCAGCGTCTCCGCCACGGCACGCACCTGCGGGACGAGGATCACCTTGCCGAGCGATTCGACGCCGAAGTCGAGGGTCATTTCCTCGTCGGTGATCGGCACTGCGCTGTACACGTCATCGGTGAGCTGCACCGGGACGTTCAGTTCGGTGATGGTGTCCAGCGTGATGTTGCGGTCGTTGCCCGTCGCCCGCAGCGCCTTCTTGCGCGCGGTCGCGCGGCCCGGCACGCGCAGGTTGATGGTGTCGTTGTAGGCGCCGGCGAAGTCGCCGATGCCATTCATCCACACCAAGGTCGGGAGCACGATCTCGCGCTCCAGCAGGCCGAGAGCGGTGCGGTTGATCACCGTCGCCTTGATAAAGGTGTTCGCCATTGAGATACCTCCTGAGAGTGAGCCACCGTCGGCTGCTCAATGGCGAACAGCGGTGGCTGATGGGTCAGCGGCGGGGGATCATCGCCGCGAGTTTGCGAGGGTCGGTCTCTTCCGGCTCCTCGGCGGGCTTCCCGCCGCCGCGCAGGTTCTCGCGAGGTTTCTGCGAGATCGTCACGGTCGGTTCGGGTTTGGGCAGCGACGCGATGAGGTCGTCCAGGAGTTCGTCAGCGTCCACTTCCAGTTCCTCGCGGGTCTTGCCCGAAAGGCGTTTGGCCAGCAGCTTCGCGAACCTCGGTCCGATCTCTTTGTTGCCCAGTCGCTCTGCGACTTCCTCGGCCTTCTCTGCCGCGACATCGCCGCGCAGTTTGTCGACCTTGAGGGTTGCGTTCTCTTCCTCGATGGCCCGGAGTCGCTCCGAGAGTTGCTGCTCGGTCGTCTTCTTGGACTGTTCGAGTTCGTCGTACTTCGCGGCCTTGGCGAGGGCTTCGTCATGACCCGCGTACTTCGCGCGTTCCTGCGCCACCCGGCGGCCGAGGATCCGGTCCAGATCGGCTTGGCTCGTGATGGCTTGGAACGTGGAGGCGGGTTCTCCCTTGTCGGGGTCGCCCTGCGGCGCTGGTGTCGGATCACTCGCGGGCTCGGGTGCGGGTTCCGGCGCCGGGTCGGGCGTCGGGTCCGCGTCCTCGGATCCGCCGAGCGCGGGCCAGATCGGGCCGCGGCGGGTGAATCCGATGGCCTGAAGGCCGGTGCGAGGATGAAACGGCAAAGCGTCGTTGATGTGCATGGGATTTCCTTCTCCGTTTGAGCCCGTCGGCTATGGCCGTCCGTTAAGCGCCGGACGTGGGCGCGCAGCCTGAATCGGCTGAGTCAGAGGAGCGCGTCGAAGCGCGCTATCTGTTCGTCGAACCAAACGACCTGGCTGGAGTCGGGCGCGAAGCCCTCGCTCAACAAGCGGTCGCGTTGGACGAGCAGGGAATGAAGGTCGATCCGCGGAGTATCAGGCGGAAGGGGCGGAGTGTAATTGCGCCGGAACGCCTTGATCGCTTCCTTGCCGCCGTGCCCTTTCGTGTGTTGTTTCCACTGCTCCCACAACTGTTGGGATGTGGAGTCACGGTGGTCACTTTCGGAGTAGACGATGCGGAGTCCGCAGCGACACGCGTCGTGAACTTTGGCAACGCCTTCGCCCTCGAACTTGTCGTCGCTGGCCTTGAACGAATCCCGCTTGTATACCGCTCCCCTGGATGCGAGCATCGCGCAGAAGTAGCAGGGGCTGATGTTCAGAACCCGGGCCCAGCCGATGGACTCACCGTCGAGGTCGACCGCTCGGCGAACGACGCGGCGGCCGCCATCGAGCGCGATGCGGGCCGCGACCATGGTCGACCTCGCGCGAGCCTTGATAGTGGCTGAGAAAACCGGCTCGTTCGAGCGCTTCACCAACTCACCGGGGCCGGTGCCGAGCAAACTCGCTACCGTCGGCCGCGTTGGCAGCGCGGTGTCATGAAGGATCTGGGCTTGCGGCCATGCGGTGCCCCGCCGCAGCAACTCCGGCGTGAACGATCCCGCCCGCTGAGGCTCGGCCGCTTGTGACCATGTTGTGCCACGACGCAACGATTCCGACATTGACGGAACCCCGGAAGACTCCGCCGTCGTGAGCCTTGAACCTATGCCGGTGATCTCCGGAATCTCAGCGGCTCGAGGGAGGTTTGCGTGCCGGTAGTCGATAACGAACTTCTGCGCCGCCCTCTGGGAATCGCGGTAAGCCGATTCGACTTTAGGCAGAACCGCTTCGATCCAAGGGGTCTGCGTCTTGGAAAGGTTGCGGGCATCGAGCAGGCGCCACAGCGGGACAAGTCCGAGCACCAGCTGGGACGCGATCGCCTTTTGCTCGCTCTGGTGATTGAGAACCAGCCAGGCGGCGAGCCATGCCAGCGCCGCGCCCTGCTGGGGCTGTTGCTGTTGCTGGCTGGGGGCGGTCACAACTGCTGGCCGACCCCTTCGTTCGGGTCTTCGCGCAGGTACCGACTCAGCGGATCATCGTCGAGTGCGTGCTCGGTCCACTCCTGGACATCCAACGCTGTGACACCCGGGATGCGACCCCACAGGAACTGCTTCGGAATGCCGAGCAAGGTCGCGGCCTTGCCGAGAGCGTCGACCGCTTGGGCGAGAGAACGCACCTCTGCGTCCTGCCACGTGACGCGAGCGAACACGTCCTGGGCCGCCTCGATGTCGCCGTCGAGCTTCGCGGCCAAACGCAGCGCCTGACTGTGCGCGGCACCGAGCGAGACTTTCCGCTCATAACCTTTCTGCGTCAGGCTCGCTCGACTGGCCGCCAACGCTTCTGCCGACAGGTTGACGAGCTTGCCGGTGAGGAGATGGCTAGGCAGCTGGGTGACCGCGGCGAGGCTCTCCCGATCCGCGTCAGCCGCCTCGATGAATCCCCCGAGTTGGGTCTCATCGAGAGTGCCGAACTTGGTATTGGGATCCTCGGCAACGAGGAAGTCCTCTTGCCGCAGCTTCAGCTTCTTGCGGTTCGCCTCCTCCTCGGAGTCGGCGAAATCTGTCATGCCCGCGATCGTGCGAACCTTCCAGCTGTTGTAGTGCTGCACCGACAACCGGTCGTATTCGGTCTTATCGATACGAGACGCGATCGGGATGAACGGCTCCACCTCGCCCGGGGTGTTGCCCTCGAGGTCGAGCTGATTCGTGAACCGGACAACCGGGCAAACGTCAGCCCCGTGGACTTGGAAGTCGAGGTACTCCCATTTGTCCTGCGATGTACGAGTCATGCGATGTACGAGCTGGCCGTCCAGCACCTTGATCAGGATGATGCCGCCGCGCTGAGGCTCGATCTTCATCGCCAGCTCAGGCCACTCGTCGGCGCCCGGGTCCTCGTACACCGCGTACATGCGCTTCGGCGACACACCTCGCATCACCGCACGCTTCTCGCCGGTCGGCGCCTTCCCCGGCAGAACGGTTTCGTAGGCGTAGCCGTAGCCGATCGTGCCGCGGTGGATCGCCAACTGCCGCACGTCCATACCGTTGGCGTTCCAGGTCGCCCACGGGCCTGGGATGTTCGTCCTCGACGCCGGCGACTTATAGCCATCCACGTACAGGGTTTGTGCGATCGTGGTCACGACCAACCCCAGCCACGGCGTCTTCGACAGCGCCAGCAGGTTTCGCAATTCCGTTGTGGCTCCGCGAGGAACCTTGGAGTCGGCCTGTTCGCCCTTGATCCACAAGTCGATGACCCGCAGTCGTTCACGTTCGGTCTCGAACGCTGGCCACATCACCGTCTTGACGTAGTCGAGCAGTTTCTTCTGAGCCAACTCGGCCGGGGGATGCTCGCCGATCGGTTCCGGTTGCGCCGCGGCGGCGAACGCCCACGGGACGGCACTGAGAGCGACAGTCAATTCACCACACCTTCCCGCTTCGGGCCTTCACTGGTTCGTCGGCGCCGGCGGCGATCGCGTCCAGTCGCGCTTTCCATGCCATGACCGCCGCGTAGGCGGCGTCGATCTTGTCCGGAGAGTCAGGGAATGCCTTGT